GTGCAACCTGTGACGTAAACTCCACGTGTTAGCGGGAGGGGAATATTCCACTACCCCCAGGCACTCCGCTCGGTTAAATCTAAAACGAAATTTTGAATAAAAATTTTAGAACCGAACCTACTGACAAGTAGGCCACTTGTATAAAGAATTAATTAAGTGATACAAGTGTAATAATATTCAACTTAAATTAAAATTTAAAATCTATGGGATTAAAACTAAAATAAATTAACTAAAATCTTCTGCAAAGCTCTAGACTATGCACACCACAGTTTCCCTGAGTTTCCGACGGGAACGTAATGAGCAATACATAATCATACTGAACAGAAGATTACCTAGGGAGAGAATATTTCACTCTACCTCTAGGTCAAGAAATTAAGTCTTAGCATCATAGCACTTTGCTACTGCTTGAAGACCTTGATAAATGGGTGGCGTACCCATAAGCCACCCAAATGTGAAATCATCATTCCCGGCTCGCATTATTCGAACTTGGGGTGACATATCTGAATTCACATTTAAACTAAATATAGCCTCTAGGGCTGGAATGTCATCGTCAACGGAAATAGGAAGACGACGATATTGACTATAATACGGGACTGTAACTTCATGGAAAGGATTAATCTTAGGAAAAGTTATATGAGTAGGTCCTGTAAAAGGATCATTAAACTGATCTATATCATTAGATATACTGGTTTGAATTTGTTGAACATGATCTGTGTCGAAAGGTATAAATTTATAACGATAACCACCACGGAAAAATCGATACATATAACTTAAATAATTTAAATAATCTGTATAAAATCCAACATTATTCTGCTCTTCTTTCTGAAATTTAAAAACTTTACTATAATTAGTACCAGTAGTATCTCTTTTATCTAATGATTCATATTGGGGATAAATATCTCTAAAACACCTTAACATACTACGTAAATTAACTAATTGTTCTCCTAAAGCTATTTGTGCTGCTGTTCGGCCATCTGATACCATTGAAGAATCTTGGAAAAATACTTCAACATTACCATTCGCCTTATTTGCAATATTAATTTGCATCTCCGCGTCAACAGTATCATACCCTATCTCTCTTGGCTTACGCCGATTTCGATACTGCCGTTCACCATCCATCATAGCTTGCGTTTCTGGCACAAACTTATTGACCTGATTTTGAGCAGCACAAGGTTTTAAACTAATGAGGGAATTAAAATAAGATATTTTTTGATCAGTTGTTTGGGATTGATCTTGGGAAATCTTAGAACACGGACCTTCTGTTGCACTATAAGGAGTAAAAATACTCAAATTGGATTGAATTGAGGGTTTAGGAATACCAAATACAACATCTTCAGCCCATTTCCAAACTAAAACTCTAACCGATTGAGATACATTAGGGGGGGCAAGCAAATCATTAACGGGACGAATTATTAAGGCACCTATCATACTATCTTGTAATTGTTGCAAAGTAGGATTATAGGCATTACTATCTTGTTGATTAAAAATATATGAATTCGCTGCTTGTGTTGACTTAAATAAACGCTCTGAAATAAAGGGAATTTTAATTGTAACTTCTGTATCATTAGAAATGTCTAAAATATACTTATAATTATTAGTGGTATCTAAAGTATTATATTTATCTAAATCCGGAATCCAAGGTGCATTCTGTTTATAATACCACATTCCAGGATCAAATGCAATTTCTAATCTACCTGAATGGAAGGCTGTCTTAACTACTGAAATTTTAAAAACTATTGTAGCACGCCAATAAGTATACAATTGGGAAATATACTCACAAGGTGCTGTATCTAAAACATGGGGGGTTGTTGTATAATTAATAGTGTATGTACCTGGTTTTAAATCTGCACCTGGCTGATCGCCAGTGGGATTGGGCCATCCGTTAGCTCCTGGAACAACATGAGTTGCCATACCCAAACAGGTTTGAGTATTCTCTGCTCCATAAGCATTAAATGGTCCAATACCAACTGGTAAAACAGCAAGAGTTCCTGACAAAGAATCTGTATTACCAGCATTCCATAAAATACTTTCTTTTAGAGCTGGATTCCTACATACATATTCCAAATCCATTTCATCTATACCTGAAGGAAAAATATCATTAGGTTTAATTAATTCATTCATTGCACCCAATAAACTTAAATTTACACTATTATCTACTCCTATAGCATTTGTAAATCCCATTCCAGGAATATTTTGAAAAGGACACACTGCTTCACTCACAGTTGGTCGAGACCAACCAAAAATAGAAGCTACTCCACCTACTAAGTCAGACACCCATTTCACTGGAGCTGCAATCTCACTAACTATTGGGATCCCAGATGCTATATCTGCTATATTACTTACTGTACTAGCTATCGATGAAATGGGTCCTGCTCCTCCTGGTGCCTCTGCTTGAATTTGAATTTCCACATTTTTAGTTCTTAACAAATTTTTAATATAATTATAATAATCGGGATTTGTGGTTTTAAGTGCTGTTATTGCTGAATATACTTGATCTGGTTTATATGCACCACTACGTGCATTCACACTATTAGCTGTTGGCATAATAGGTGGTAACTTAGCTGTAGGAACATTAATAACAATATTCTCAAACCAAGCATATATCGTAAATTCAACAATACCAGTACTCTCACCAGCCATAATATCTGTTAAACTATATAAACTTAATACTACATAATTTTCTGGTTCTGTTAGAATATAAGCTTCTTTATATGAAGCGTAGGGAATAACTATTTCTACTGTATTATCTATTTGTATATCTAATTCTACACCAGGGTAAGCAGTCAAACCTGCTCGGGTTGCGCATCGCTGTCTTCGCGATGCATCTACTTGATTCTCATAAGGAGAATATGTTAAATAAAACCTTCCTGCTACAAATGGATTAGCGTTAATAACTACCTTTACTCGAACGTCTGCCTTAAAATATTGATGATTCATTATTTTCTGAATTTTCCCTCCTATGGCCAAAACGTCTCCGGGGAGTTGATATTGTCTGACGACGGGTTGGGGATCGTTTTGGGAATAAATAACGGGTTTGATGGGGACTGAGAGTGCACCAGTAGTGCCCGATATAAGTTTGAACTGGTCAAGCTTGACAGGACGTTCGAGAAACTGAGCGATAGACACTGAACTATCCAAATGAGCAACACTACTAGTATCTTGCGGCATAGGGACCACAGCTGTCGAAGGCTCCTCGACATCATGGAAGGTTGTAATGGTAATTTGATTGACCGAATTTTCCTCGGTCGTTTTTGCAAGTCCTTTGTTGTCAGAGGCAACTGCATTTTGGGGGTTCGTTTGAAAATCAGCAGGTATGGTATTTCGAAACGATAAAAATAAATTTCTATCTGCCGCAACTACCCAATACGGCGGTTTCTAGCTAATTGAGGTTTCAAAGGGGCTGCCTTCAGACGACCTCATCCTAAATAGGACCGTCTATTATAATCTAAAGCCTTACACTAATAGTTAATTAGCAATTTCCTTAAGTGATGGGTAACCAGTAGATTATTATAAGTTTCTAGGATCTAAAGTATACTATACTATAATATTGAACTAAAACTTTCTAAAAGCTCTAGACATAGCACACCACAGCTTCACTGAGTTTCCGACGTGAGCGTAATGAGCATAACTATGTCATACTGATAAAAAATCTATAGGGAGGGAATATTTCACCTCTCCTCTATAGGTTCTCAATAGCTTAAGTAAAATACTTAAAAATCCTATCCTGAAAATAAATATCGTAGGGATGTATATCTAATCGTTTACCTGTAACTTGCTTAAATACATTATTAATAAGAGACGATTTACTATCAAATACTTCCTTTGGGTGCATATGTAACTCCATAATGGCTGTTTCTGCATTAATGCGAGTTCCTTCTTCAACGTCTACTGTTTCTCTGCACCAATTAGGCATTTCCATTATAGTTTTAATATCCAAAGGAGCATCATAAATAGGAAAATCATCTCGCTTTCTAAACATACGTTTTAAATATGCTACTTGTTCTAATTTACGCCATTTGGGGACTTTACCATTAGCTCCTTTTGCTTCATCAGTATATGTGAAACCAAATTGTTTAAAAGCTTCTGTCAAAGTCTCCATATTATACCACTCACTAACATCATCACTAAAATTAATTACATTATCATCTCCGTAACTAACTATACTAACATGTGTGTCAAAATCCTTCAAACTCATTTTAATACCATTCTTCTTTGCTAACCATTCAAAACACATTCGCAAACCTAAAGAATTGATTAAACAATTTAAAGGAGTCGTAGCAGGATTTCCTGACGGTTGAGAATGAGTCATTTGATATACACTCTCATCACACACATGTACACTATTAATAATTTCTAACATTAACACTAATCTAACTAATGCATTTTCTGGTCCATCATCGTAGAATTCATTCGCTATCTCTACAAACTTAATCATCATGGCAGTATGAAGAGATCCATCAAAACCACTAAAATCTCCAGCAATAACTTTATCTCCTTTCATCTGCAATTTTCTTGCTGTTTTTGTCCAATCTCGCGAATAAACATTAGTGCCTATACTTACTTCATTCTGTATACGATTCTCCATTAAATGCGCTATAAAACCTAAATAATACATTCTAAAAGCTATGTTAAAATCCATAGGACCATTACTAAATACACGTGTTTTAAGAGCCGACACTTTTTCATGAGGACGACGTTCATCCTTAAGGGTATCTGTCCACAAAGTAGGGGTTCTCATCCCTTGCTTTGCTCGACTTATCCGCTCTAAAACTACTCGTTCTACATCCTTATCATATATATATTCATCATTTCCAAACCATCCAGTTTTCCCACATGTTCCACTCTTACGATCTTTAATCCATGGATATCCTGGAGAGGATTGACGATGAATAGGGCCTAAAAATTCACTCAAATCTGAACGACCAGATATTGATTCCTCATAAGTTAAAACTCTACGCAAATCATCATTAATATTATCTAACCATTTCTGCTTAACATAAAAACACGCATTATCAATTAAATTTTGTTCTATAAAAGGAATATTTCCCGCACATTTTTCTAAATTTTTATACTTAATATTACATTCACTACTGTATAACGCTGAAGGTCGAGTGAGTACAGGTTCCAATTTTCCATACAATAAGCTGGGTCGGAGAGCAGTTTTTGTTGGATTGGCAATGTGATCAACACATTGTCCACAAAAATTAAACTCACCATTAGGATATTCATAAATGGTACGAACATCTACTTCTTTATTCATTGGAATCTGCACCTCACTCTTAATATAATCATATTCTAAACTAATTTGTAATTCTATAGGAATTTTGGCTAAGGTGCGTTGTAAATCTTTTTGCGTTATTGATTCAGCATAAGCATCACCATTCTTGGATCCTGCTACATGAATGCCAGCTATCTTTCTTAACAAGGGAGTCTCATTAAGAATAATAGGAGCACCACAATCACCAGCAATAGTGTTTAACTCATACTCAAGTCCTTCACGCAAAATATATTCGCCTTTCTGTTTATCGTCTAGAATAATGGGTTTATCTATAGCTGTACAATCTGTATTTCCTAAAATAGTCATAAATAATTTCTTAATAGAAGCATGTTGGCGTAAAGTGGGTAAACATACTTTAGCATGCTTATACTTACTCATAGTTATCGCATCAGGAAAATGTTTCGTTATATCAGGATGCACATTAATATGTTGAGGTACTGTAAATAAAATTGCTTCTTTCTCTCCTTCTAAAGTACATATTTCATATACTTTAGAAGAGTTCCACTTAAACTGATGCTGAACTCCAAAACAATTTTCTAAAACTAATTTTTCTCCATCTTGAACGAAAAAACGCAAATGTCCAGGTGCTAATACCACATGACCTTTAATAAACAATCCATTTATTAAGGGTATTTCCTTATCATCCTTAATTAATTTAATTTTATATAAATTGGAAAATATCTTACTAGCTATTAAATTTTGAGCACCTTCATCTCGCCACATTTGCATTTCAACATCATTAGCTTCCACAATGACGGGAGTTTTATTAGATTTAGTTATATTATCTCCACTCACACTAATTTCTACTAATTTTGGGGCTTTTACTTGTGTAATTACATCTCCTGAAGTATTTATCTCTAACATATGTTTTGATTTAGCTAAAGTAACATTATCTCCAGATGAATTAATTTCAACAATTTTCTCTCCTAATTTTCCTTTAGTGACTAAATCTGCACTTACACTAGCCTCAACCACATGTTTCTTAAACTTAGTAGTATTTAATGGACTAACCACAACCTGCTTATTTACTTTATTATCAATTAAACGGACAATATTAGGAGTCGGATGTTTTACTATAAATGTATCTATATTTCCAATAGGCATATCTTCTAAAAATTTACGCAGTTCATATGCTGAATAATCACTAAAATCTCCAACTACTCCATGTACATCATCTGAAATAATAACATTATTATAATTAAATTGATTAACATTTTTAATATTAGAAGGACTCTTAAACATATATGACCAAATTTTAAACATACTAAATAAGGCAAAAGCACTTATCAAAGTTGCAGCTATGACATTAAAGGGATGATTTTTAACATATTCTACAACTGAGTTACTCCATTTCTGCAAATTATGAATCGTTTGAGCTGCAAATTTTCTCAATTTACTAACTAATGGATTAGTTTGTACTCGAATATTCATAATAATCCATTGAACTAAACTCTCTTCAGTTGTCTCTTCCTCACTTTCAGATAAAGCATCATGAAATTCTTCATCTGTAATTTGATCTTCCAAAAACATCTCTCCTAACATACATGGAGCCACTACTTCTTTAGCCAAACTGTATAACTCAAATGGAATTTCTACTCCTCTATTAATATAATCCATAATTTTACTTATCTCATAATCATTAGGAACTGAATATTGTTGTAAATCTTTTGTATCTATCTGTAATTGAGCTTGTCGAGTTTCATATGTATTTTCGGCATATCTACTTAAAAATTCTGTTAAACGCTTACTACTATCTAAAGTTTCATTAGTTTTCTCTATTGCTAAATTTACAAACTGTTCATATGTTAAACCTTCTTCTATCAACGCACCACTCTCTGGATTGATTAAATCTATTAAATAAACATCAGTAGATATAATTTCTCCATAAGTTTGTTGTACCTTCTGCTTATCTAAACGCTGTACACTCTTGCCAGTAGTAGTAGAGTATCCTGCTTTTGTAAACTCATCAACATTTCTCACACGACCACACAAATCTATCCTACGTCTAAAGGCATCAGGAAAAGTTAAAGATGTTACATTTTGTTCAAAAACATTCGAGGTTAATAACACAACTTTAGATGTAAATTTAGTTTTCCTCTTATCTTCTAAATGGGCCATATGTAAAGGATATGGAGCAATATTAGCTGTTCTAATTATTTCAATAAATTCGGTATTTGGATTTGTTTGAGAATCTTTTAGCTGTCCAAAATCATCATACACTACAACATTTTGACCGTGATAATTATCCCAGAACTCCTGTTCTACATTCCGCATATAAATATATTTACTAAAATTTCGTGCCTCATCTTTATCTGAGACTATACAATTATTTAGATCTATCGCTAAAGGCCAAGACATTCCAGACTTACCTACACCTGATTCTCCATATAACCAAATAACAACAGGTTGAGTTCTAGGTCGTGTCCCAAAAGCTCCACTAGTGTCAACTAATTTATATAGATCCTGCAAATGTTTCATATGGACATTAAAACCTAAAGTTTTTGCTTGTGGAATACGCTTATCTGTAATGGAACGCGAAATTTCCATCCCTTGTTTATATAAATTTTCTATATGTAAAATAGTTTTAGTATCATTAAAAAGTTTGTCACTATTTTTAATCTCTCCTTCACGATTAATTAAATCTTGAACATCTTTAAACCACTTATCAGCCTCAGAAACTAAAGTTATAACTTCCTCTGTATCAAATAATGATAAATCACAACCTACTTGTTGCAACACTCTTCCTAACATTGGTGATACAGTATCATTCAAATCTTTAATTCCTTTAGCTGAACGTCCTAATTCTCCTAACCGCTTAACTAAATTTTCTGTATTAGTCTTATTAGGTAAAATACTAGTAAAAAGAATAGATAACATAGCATAAATAAATAACATTAAATTTTGGGGTGACAAATATTGAACTAAATTATCAAAATTACCCTGCATCTTCACACTTACTCGATCAAAACTCTCAAGACAATTTTGCTTAATGTATGAAACTATACTGCTCGCATCTATACTCAATCCATAATTTACTACTAAACGTGCAATTTCCACACATAAAGTTCTTAATCGTGTAGCTGGGGATGCTACATATAAATGAATAAAGGTAAAAATTAAATCCTTAACAAAAGCATATATATCAAAAGCCACCTTTAGCTTATCTTTTAGACTATCCAATAAAGATTTACTACTACTTAAATTTTGAGTTAATAGGGTCGAAATATTTTCTATTTTATTATCTAATTTATCCATCATATCTTGGGCCTTATTCATCGTAGTTCGCGTTTTATTACCTAAATACATAGCAGATACTGCGGGAACCGCTGAAAATAATGTTGGAAGAGCTCCAAAAACTTGCATTCTTACATTTCTACGCTCCATTTCTTCAATCTTCTTAATATACTTCTCTGCTGCTAACTCTTCTTTTGAACGCTGCTTCCATTGAGAATATTGTTTTCGTTTATAATCTTGTTTACACGCTTGTTTATAATCGGTAGGGCCAGGATTAGATTCTACGTCTCCACTCAACTTTAACAACATATCGGATAAATCGCTCGCCGTCTTACACTGTAAAAATTTATGAATTACACCACTATTAAACATCCATTCATAAAAATGGATTGTAATTGGAATTTTACAAAAATGTTGATTATCAAATAAAATTTTATGCATAAATTTAAAGTATATTGGGTTAAATTCAGATAACATTAAAGCTCCAAAAGTATTTTCTAATTCAGTACAATTAATTGGACCAAAGTCATCAACAGATTCTAAAGAATCGATTAAATAAAACTCAAAAACATTACAAGCAAATACATTATTCATTAAAGTCAATTCTCGTTTATTAATTCTATTTATCCAGGAGCATAAATCATAAGGGATAGAAAATAATTTTCCACACCTTAAAGTTGTTCCTGCAGCCATAGTTGTTAAATTGGCTGGTGTTGAATAAAAAGATGTTGCTATTTTATAAGTTTGGGTTTGGGTTTGTTTCATCATTTTTGGCTTATTAGTCCGCGTACAATACTAACGCTCCGACACGTACAATATAAAAGTGGGGTTAACTCCAACTTGAATTCAAATACCACCGAGTATTTGAATATATTTTATTATAAATAGAGGTTATACGACATAATACATATCTAACATTCGTATAACATATTATTAAAATAATAAAATATAAGTGCTACTTTTATAATAACTGTTCAAGTATTGCGATTGTCAATCATTAAACGCTCAGGTCTTTATATAGAGCTACAACAGCCCTCATGCTTTTCACGGCAATATTGGGAATCTACTTTATTCGATTATCATAGTTACATAAAGGTTCCTAACTCTTTTAAATTTGATTAGTTTGAGTTGTTAATCAGCAACTTATCGCTTATCAAGTTCTTTTCCTTAAAATCATTAATTAGGTTTTATCATAATTAAAGGCATTTCTTTATAAACTAGTGACAGGTTTCTCGCATCTAAATTAACGCATTAGGAGCCACCAAATCAAAACTTCTGTGCGCCACAGTTCCGCCGCAACAAGTTTATAGTCTCTGGGCTGATCAAATGGAAACGTC